TGCAGTTACTAAAAGAGGTTTTATATCAGATGCATTATGGGAAGATCATCTTGCGGGTAAAGCGCCTAGTTTGGGAAGTATCCCCATTAGAGATGATAGCACTTGTTCTTGGGGTTGTATTGACATTGATACTTATCCTTTAGATTATAAAAAAGTAATTTCCAATATACGAAAAAATAAACTACCCTTTGTACCATGTCGTTCAAAAAGTGGTGGTGCACATTTATTTCTTTTTACAGAAGAACCAATCACAGCAGAGATCATGCGAAACAAGTTGATGGAATTAGCTGGAGGGTTAGGCTATGGCAGTTGTGAAATATTTCCAAAGCAAGTTGAACTCAATACGACTAGAGGAGACATTGGTTCTTTTCTTAATCTACCTTACTTTGATAGTAGTAATACTATGCGCTATGCTTTTCTTGATGATGGCAGTGCTGCTACATTGGATCAGTTCTTTGATCTATATGATGAACACAAAATTAAAAAAGAAGATTTTGAAAAGATAAAAATAAAAACAAAGAAAAAAACATCTGGATTTGATGGACCACCTTGCCTAGAAACATTAATGAATGTTGGTATTGATGAAGGTGGTCGTGATAATGTTTTGTATCATTACTCAGTGTATGCAAAAAAGAAATGGCCAGATGATTGGGAGAATAAAATTTCTGAGTTTAATAACAAGTACATGAACAAACCTTTGTCTTATAGACAAGTAGATAAAACAATTAAACAACATCAGAAAACAGATTACAAATACAAATGTAAGGATCAACCAATGTGCAGCTTCTGTGACTCTTCTCAATGTCGTAAGAGAGAGTTTGGTATTGGTGGAGATTTTGAGTTTGGTTTTGATAGTATAAAAAAATATCAAACAGAGAATTCTATTTGGTACATAACCATTGATGGTAGACAAGTTCGTGTAAGAACAAAGACATTACATAAACAAGATACATTTCAAGAAACTGTTTATGATCAAATAAATGTTATCCTTCCAGATCTATCAAGAAAAGATTGGAAGATAAAATTACAAGAGATTGGTAACAATGCAGAGATCATTGAAATGGGTGACGATGTTTCCCCAGAAGGTAGATTTGATCAGCACTTACACGCATACGTAAATGACCAAGGAAAAGGTTTAACTATTGATGAAGTAAATTATGGTAAAGCTTTTGAAGAGAACGATAAGATATATTTCAAAATGGAATTCTTATTAATGTATTTAGAGAAGCAAAGATTCAGAGGTTTTGATGCGGTAAGAGTAGCTGCACGATTAAAAGAGAGGGATGCAAAGTCAGTTGTTAGAAAAGTAGAAAAGAAGAATACCAGGTTATGGGAAATAGATAATGAAAGTTTTAAAAGAATAGAGTCGCTGCCATTACCAAAAGAAGATAGTTCGGATGATGATGAAACTTTACCCTTCTAAAAAACTTCTTGACTTTAATATCAATGCGGGATATAATGAGATAAATAAAAAGGAGTATAAATGAAAAAGAAAATTAAAAAAATAGATGATCCTAAGAATCCATTTTATGGAAAAGAAAAGGTAACAATCTATACTAACATGAAAAATAAAAATCCAAGTGAGGCTCACAAGAAACTTGTAGAGTTCTATCGTAAACACAATATTAAAATTGGTATATGAAATTACAACACTTAGATTTATTTAGTGGTATCGGTGGCTTCAGTCTAGGACTTGAAGCCACTGGAGGTTTTGAAACAAAAGCATTTTGTGACATTGAAAAATATCCAAGACAAGTGCTGCAAAAGCATTGGCCTCATGTTAAACAATATGAAGATATAAAGGAGTTGAATTATGAAAGACTTAAAGCAGATGGAATTGATTCCATCGACATCATCACAGGAGGATATCCTTGCCAACCTTTCTCCATCGCAGGTCGCCAAAAAGGTGAGCAAGATCCGAGACACCTCTGGCCAGAGTATTTTAGACTTGTCAAAGAACTCAGACCAACTTGGGTTATTGGAGAAAATGTTAGTGGACACATTAAACTCGGTCTCGACACCGTTATCGAGGACTTGGAGAGTGAAGACTACTCCGTTAGGCCGTTTAGTATTTCAGCTTCGAGCATCGGTGCCAACCACCAAAGAGAAAGAATCTGGATATTGGCGCACTCCAGACGCTCACAGTGGCCGAGGGCCGAGCTCCGAGGAGAGAATGAAAATGAAACTAGAAAAGAAAATGCCAATCAGTTTGAACGATCAAGTAGCACATCCGAAGTTGATGTGGCCAACACCAACGACGAGAGATTACAAAGACAGTGGCAAAGCCGTAATCAATTCACACCGAGATTCAATTCTTCCCGTGAGAGTAGCGAAGAAGGACAAGGAACAGTGGGTCAAGGGTGGTGGGAGTCTGAACCCAACATGGGTAGAGTGGCTCATGGGATACCCAAAAGGGTGGACCGACTTAAATCATTAGGCAATAGTTTGGTACCACAGATACCTTACTATATAGGGAAAACAATTTTAGAGGTGATGAATGGAAAAACTAATTAAAGAAACTTTAGGTATAGCTGCGAAACTCGTAACTAAAGCCGAGAGTAGAAACATGAAGCTAACAAAAAGAATATTAGTGGATGATTTAAAAATGATAAAATTAAACTTAATGTTATTACAAGATGATATTACAAGACAGTCAAAGTCAGAAAATTAAAATAGTTTTTGGTCCACCAGGTACCGGGAAGACAACACATCTTCTTAGTATTGTTGAATCAGAATTACAAAAAGGAACTCCACCAGATCGAATAGGATATTTTGCTTTTACAAAAAAAGCTGCAAGAGAGGCAGTGACGAGAGCAATGGAGAAATTTAGTTTGGATCGTAAAAGTTTTAAGTATTTTCGTACACTACACAGTATGGCATTCTTAATGTTAGGATTAAAAAATGCTGATGTTATGGATGATGATGATTACAAGGCAGCTTCTGATTACTTACAAGTTAAATTAATTAATCCGAATAAATCAGTAGATGAGTTAGGTATTTCATTACCACAGGATCCTTATTTAAAAATAATTGATCAAGCAAAAATAAAAAACGTATCACTATCAAATGAGTTCATACGTAGTGGTGAGCATATTCAAGGGGGATTTGAAAAGCTACAACAAATAGATAAAGGTTTAGAACGATATAAAAAGAAACATAGTAAATTTAATTTTACAGACATGATTGTAGAATTTAATAAACAAAAAAATTGTCCTAGGTTTGAAGTTGTAATTATTGATGAGGCACAGGATCTTAGTTTTATTCAATGGCAAATGGCAGAGATACTTATTCGTAATTCAAAACGAGCTTACATTGCAGGAGACGATGACCAAGCTATATTTGATTGGGCTGGTGCTGATACAAAAAGATTAGGATTGATAGGTGGGGAAAGAGAAATACTAACACAGTCTTACCGAGTGCCTAGAGCCGTGCACCAAGTAGCTGATAATTTGATTAGTAAAGTTAATGATCGTGTACAAAAAGATTGGAATCCAAAAGAAGAAGAGGGAATAGTGCAGCGTCATCGCATGCGATTTAATAACCAAATAGATTTAACAAATGGATCGTGGTTAATTTTAGCAAGAACTAATTATGTATTAGATCAAATAGCAGATGATTTAAAATACCAGGGATTGTTTTATGAATATAAAAATAGATCTTCTATTTCTGATCGTATGATCAGAGCAATACAAGGATGGAATAATTTAAAAGAAGGAAATGAAATAGATGTGTTTGCAGCACAAGATATTTATTATTACATGAGTGGTAATGGTAATATAGAACATGGCCATAAAGAAGCCATAAAGACAGCGAGTGAAGAAGTTAAATATAATTACGAATCGTTGGTCGTGGGTCATGGTTTAAATGCTGACATCAATAGTGAATGGAACATTGCATTGGATAGAATACCAGAATCGATGCAACGTTATATCAATGCAGCAATGCGCAGATCATCCTTTAATAAATCGAAAAATATAAAATTATCTACAATTCATGCATCTAAGGGTGGCGAAGCAGACCATGTTATGGTATTAAAGGACTTACCACGTAAGGCAGATTTAAGTCTTGCGCAAAAAAGAGATGATGAGAGGAGAGTGTTTTACGTTGCTACAACAAGAGCAAAAAAATCTTTACATATTATTGAGAGTCAATCCAATAGAGAGTTTACAGAACTATGATCTGTGAAAATATTTTAGAACAAGCAAAAGAATTAGTTGGAGGTGATCGCCAAGAAGACTACGGCGATAAGCTTACCAATCATGAGAACATTGCTGCATTGTGGTCAATTTTCCTCCGCAAAAAATTAACACCCCATGATGTAGCAATGTGTATGGCTTTAGTTAAAGTTGCTAGACTAATGCATGCACATAAACCAGACAGCTATGTAGACTTGGCGGCCTATGCAGCT